ATTTTTGTATTATTTGATAATAATATAAAATTATAATTTTTTATTTAAATTTTTTATACGAATAATATATAATGGTTAAAAAACAAAAAAAATACAAAGGTGGAAATAATGATTTTGGAGTTGTTCCATTTGAACAAAAAAACTATATAAATCCAGAAGCTACGTCACCAAGTGATGATGCATTTCTAACTATGCAAAAACAATCACAAGAACAAAATATACTTAATCGTCAACACGGAGGAGATGATACTTTGACAGTTCCTACATTTGGAAAGGATAGTCCTGCTAGCAATTTAAGTCAAAAATTAAATCAAATAGGTGTAAATGCGGCTATGGACGCCAAGGGTGATAATGATATACATCTTCATGATAACTCACTCGGTGATACTTCTTTAGATGAACAAAAAGGAGGAAAAACAAGTAAACGCAAATCCATGAAACGCAAATCAATGAAACGCAAATCAATGAAACTTAAATCAATGAAACGTAAATCAATGAAACGCAAATCCATGAAACGCAAATCAATGAAACTCAAATCAATGAAACGCAAATCAATGAAACGCAAATCAATGAAACGCAAATCAATGAAACGCAGTAAAAAAGGAGGAAAAGTTGTATGGGGTTGTTTTAGTTAAAAAAAATAATTTATTTAATATTGCAAATATATTATATAAAATAATATTATAATATGAATACTTCAGATATAACATTTACTACATTTATAATATTTATTTTTATTTTACTCTTTGTGTATAATTTTTATTCCGTAGGTACTAATAATATAAAGAATAATTGGGCAGTATATAGATGTAATCCTATGATAATGCCATTTGCTGGATTTTTTGGTGAAGACGTAACCAAAAATTTTACATTTTGCATTCAAAATATGCAAACAAATTATATGGGAGAATTACTAAAACCAGTTGATTACAATATGAATGTTTTAACAAGTATTTCTGGTACTTTTGGTGGTGCATTAGAAAGTATAAGAGGAATTATTGATAAGATAAGAAATTCAATAACTAACATGATTGAAACTATAATGAGTGTTTTTCTTAATATATTAATTGAATTTCAAAAAGTAATAATTAATATGAAAGATTCTCTAGGAAAAGTAGTAGGTATTTTAGCAACTCTTTTATATACTCTAGATGGTTCACAAAAAACTATGACTAGTATATGGAAAGGACCACCTGGGAAAATGGTTAAAGCAATTTGTTTTCATGAAAATACATTATTAAAATTAGATAATAACGAATGTATTGAAATCAAAAACGTCGAATTAGGAAGTAAATTAAAGAATGGTAGTATAGTAGAAGGAAAACTTATATTATCAAATTTAGATGATAATAAAAACTATATAGAAAGTCTTTATGAAATAGAAAGTGGAGAGAATAATTCAAATATTTATGTAACAGGTTCTCATTTAATATGGAATAACACAAATAAAGAATTCGAACAAGTAGAAAAATGTAAGCATTCTAAAAAAATCGATACAAATGTAGATCAGTTATATTGTTTAATTACATCAGATCATATTATAAATATTGGAAGTCATATTTTCCATGATTGGCAAGATAATCAAAATTAAAAAAATAATAAGATTATTTTTAATAATGTTATTATTAATATTTTATATATATATATACATGGATAACAATAAAAATAATATATCAGAAACAATCAATAATTTATATAATAAAGTTTCATATCTAGAGAGATATGGAAAAGATATATTGTTTAGTTTATTAATAATAGTAATTTTAATAGTATGGACATCATATTATTATGTTAGAAATCATATAGAACCCATAAAAAAAAATTGGGAAAGTAATAGATGTAATCCAATTTATATGCCTTTTGCTTCAATGATAAATGGTGATAAAAAGAAAACTGCATTACAATTTAATCAAGAAAACTTTTCAAGCTGTATACAAAATATATTAACCGGAGTAGCAGATTCAGCATTTGAACCAATTTACTATTTATTGAAAATATTATCTTCATTGGGTCAACTTGTTTCTAATACATTAAATAGCTTACGTAATATTATTAATAAAACAAGAAAAGCTACGGCAAATGTTGGTGAAAACGTCATGGGAAGAACTTTAAATGTTATTAATCCTATTATTAAGTTATTGATAAATACAAAATCTTTTTTCGGTAAATTGACAGCTGTAATGTTGACAACTATATATACTTCATTGGGTAGTATATTAACAATTAAATCATCAATAAATGTAGTTATTAAAAATATAGTCAAGTTAATTCTATTACCAGCAATTGCAGCAATTTTTATTACTATTGCAATACCATTTATTGGTTGGGGGATTGCTGTACCAATGATAGCAGTATATATTACTATTGCAAGTTTAATGGTGTCATTAGGTGCTTGGGGTTCAAGAGTAACTGGAGCTGAGTTTATTAAAATACCAAAGGCACCTTGTTTTGATAAAGATACAAAAATAGTTTTAATTAATAGAGAGACAAAGAAAATAAGTGATATAGTTATTGGTGATGTGATTGTAGATGGTTCAGTTGTAACAGGGGTAGTAAAGATACATAAAAATAATCATAAAATGTACAACCTTAATAATATATATGTTACTGGAAATCATAAAGTATATCATAATGATATTGGATGGATCAAAGTAGAAAAACACCCAGATAGTATATTAGTTGATAATTATAAAGAAGATATTGTATATGATTTGAATACTAGCACTAAAACTATAAATATTAATAATAATATTTTTGCTGATTGGGATGACCTAGATGATATGGATTTAATGAGTTTACGTAGTAATTGTAGAACATTACCAAATAAATTTAAAAAACAAGACATTCATACATTTTTAGATAATGGATTACATGAAGATACTACTATTCAATTGAAAGATAATAGTAAAGTTACAATAAAAGACATAAAAATTGGTTCAATTACATCAAACGGAGAGAAAATAGTGGGAAAAATACAGATTTATAGTAAAGATTTAAATAAAGTCAACAAATATATTTTGGATGGTATTTCGATTATTGCTTCAGATAATATACAATTTCAAAACTCTAATTTAGGAAATATAAAAATTAATAAAATAGAAAATCCTGAATATTTATATCATGTTATTACTAATACTGGAATTATTAATATTCATGGGGTAAAATTATGCGATTACAATGCCGGTATAGAAAATTATTTAGATAACATATAACTAACAATATAGAAATATATAATTAAAAATCTTATATAATTAATTATATATATATATTTTATATAATGCAGTTTAAATTATTTGGACATTCTTGCCGACTTGAATTACTCATTCTCGCTCTTGTTATTGGTTGGATCATGGGAGCCTATTTATTATGTTCGTGTTCTACTGTCTCTATGAAAGAGGGTTTAAATATGTTAGGTTCTAATTTAGACTACAGAATGGGAAATGGAGTTAAACCTTCATGGGAAAAAGATAACAAAGACTATAACTATAACAAATGGTTCAATAATCTAGAAGCGAATACTGGTGGTGAAGTTCCTTTACCTAAAGGCGAACTCTATATGTTCTACAAAAACAAATTCGATGGTGATTGCTGCCCTTCTACTTATTCTTCTTCTACTGGTTGTGCATGTGTTTCTCCTGAACAAATGAAATACTTAAACAGTCGTGGTGGTAACAGAACTTTACCTACTGAATTTTAAGTTTCATTCAAGTAACACTTGGAACAATATATAATTTGTTTACTAATATCTACATCTAAATCAATAGAATCTGTCACAAAATTATGTTTACATGTATTTCTTAATTTATTATTGATATTATTCAATAATACATTATGTTTATTTACAATATTTTTGTAATCATTTTCTAATGAGAGATAATCTTGAAAAATAGATGATATATCTTCGTCATTATTACCATAATTATCAAAATCAACTTTTTGTTTAGCTAATTCATTAATTCTCTCTAACGTTAATTTTAATTCAATTAAAAAATTGTTATTATAATCCATTTCATTCATTTAAATAATAATAAGAATATTATTTTAAGTATATTTATTTAATTGTACATACCAAATGGTGGTCCTTGTTCTGTATCTACTTTTTTAATAAATTTATTTACAAGTTCAATATCTACATTTACTGGAAATTTAACATCAATATCCAAATCTTTTTTGAATAAATTACTTCCTGGTTTCATCAAACGATACAAATTTAATTTTGTATGAATAATTTCTAGACATCTTTTTAGATTTCTTACTCCATCTTCTTTTTCTGTAAAATTTTCAATAATATAATGCAAAGTTTCATCTGGAATTTTAATATCATCTTGTTGAAAATTCACTTGTTTAAGAATATTTGGTAGTAAGTAGCTATTTGAAATTGTTGTTTTTTCAGTCTTATTATATCCCTTGGTTTGAATTCTATACATTCTATCTCTCAAAATTGGATTTACTTTACTTTCATCGTTATAGCTGAAAATAAATAGACATTTACTCAAGTCAAAATCAATTTCTGAAAAATATTTATCATGAAATTGGCTATTTTGGGACGTATCAATCAAGTGTGTCAAGATTCCAATAATTTCTTCACCTTTTGGTGTATCACTTACCTTATCTAATTCGTCAAAATAGATAATTGGATTCATTGATTTACATTGAATTAGAATTTCTACAATTTTACCCCATGTACTACCTTCATACGTATATGAATGACCTTCCAAGAAACTACTATCAGTTGCACCACCAAGAGCAATAAATGCAAATTCTCTATTCAAAATTTTACTAATACCTTCTTTCACCAATGTTGTTTTACCAGTACCCATTGGACCTTTAATAGCAATTGCAGTACCTACAGCATTTGGGTTAGCAATCAATTGTCCAATCATTTGTAGAATTTGCAGTTTTGCATCATCAAGACCAAATACTGCGTTATCTAATACTTTTTTTGCATTATACATAAAATCATGACATTTATCAATACCATCATTAATATTAATTGGAAGGTTCTTATATTTTCCAAAGGGAATGTTCATAAATGTATCTACCCAATTTTTGATTTTGAAATACTCACTACTACCAGGTTCCATTGAGTTAAGTGTTGACATTTTTTTTAGTGCAATTGACTTGAAAATATTTGGCATATCAGCATCTACAATAGCCAATCTATATGGTTTTTCAACATTCGTAAATTTTTTAATTTCTTCTAGATTATTCAAAACTCTATTTTGCTCATCAATATCTAGTTTTTCTTTAAAATAATGCAGATCATTCAATACATTTTTATCACGAAGCAATTTTTTGAAACTTTTCAAATTAGATAATTTATTTTTTTTATTCTTTTGTTCACAAAGTTTTTTATATTCTTTTTCTTTTTCTTCGGTTTTTTCAATAATATTATTAATTATACTGTTATCTTTATCATATTGTTTCAAATCTTCACATGTTTTTTTTAGTTTATCGATAATAATTTTATTATTATTTATATTTTCGTCAATTTCCATTGAGATGTTATTATCATCTGTTTCAGAATCTGATTCGGATGAAATTTCATACTCCTCGTTTTCAGATTCATTACAACTATCATCATTCTCATTCATTGAAAATATAATATTAAACTGGGTTCCGTTATTTAAAATATCATCATCTTTAGTCTTTTGGTTATTTTTTTTTGTTTTCAACTTTTTTGTTGGAATAATATCATTCAAATTATTTTTTCTTTTGTTAATAGTATTATCTACTTTTTCATTCATATATTTTGAAGGAAACATTTCACTAAGCATTTTTCTATACTCATCAGTATCAAACTCTTCATCATCACTATCCATAATATCTTCAATGTCATCTTCCATAATATAATCATCATCATCATCATCATCATCATCTTTGTAAGTTATTTTTTTATCTTTATTTTTTTTTGTAAAATTTTTACTGTTGTTTTTAGTATTATCATTATTATTAACTAAATCTCTATTTTTTTTCAA